GAAAACGTCCTCCGGCCCGGAATATGACGAAGCTGTCCAAGCCGGCACTGCCTATTGGCGGCTGGTCTTATCGGACAAGGACGCCGGAGTGGCCAAGCAAGCGAATGATGCTGCATTAAGCAGACTGCTAAAATGCTCAGCACGAGTGGATGGCAGAAAATTGACACTGAAAGAACGGATTTTGAAGGCCCTTCATGATTCCACTACCACCGGCCATTAAGGCTAAGATTCTGGCCTGGCTGCCGCATGTGCTGAATGGCTATGATTATCCTCTGAAGGAAACGGACAATATCGTGCCGGATCTCATAGCCCCTGCAATTACTTATTATTTTTCATCAGTCGGCACGCCTTCGCAATTCTCTGCCCAGCCTCTCAGAACCGTCCGGAATATCGTTACCGGCGAGATGGAGGAGTATTGGGGGCAGTACCACTATGCTACCATGAACGTGGTCCTCCGGGCTAACACAAAAGCCGAGATGGAGGCCATGTGGTATGAGTTCTATGCCAGGTGTCTCTCCACTCGGAGGGATGCCAAGATCTATCATGATGGCTGGCGGTTCCTGGAGGTTCTCGACTCAAAACCATTAGCTGCTGAGAGGTTAGACAGTGGAAAGAATCTGTATTGGGCACAGGTGGATCTGCGTTTCGAGTACGAGGTCTCGTCCGTGCCGGATGAGGACTTCATCAAGCGCGTCAATTCCGAGATGCAGGTCGGAGAATCCGACGAGCACCTCACCTGGATTGCCGAGGTACGAGAGGTCGAACTCGCGGTTGGAATTGTAGCATACATCGCACCCGCAGCATAACGATTAGTACTATTTTGAGGTGATTATGACAAAGAAGACAATTTTCATGAGGGCAGCGGACGCTCTGCTGCTGCCTAACCCACCCATCACGAAAGAGCAGTTTCAGAAGTGGGTCAAAGAGTCCGGACTAAAGGAAGCCCGGAACAGGAAAGTTCCAGCCGAGGTCGAGGTGACTTAATGGCCGAAATTACAATGGGAAATCAGTATAATTTCCTGCGGCATGTCGTTACGCTGGAGTCTATCGGCCAGGTAGCGGTTACCGTAGGCCGTGGGGTCGTGGTGGGTATCGGGACCGCCGATAGAGGCCCGGCTATGGTGCCTTATGGCATCGCCGCATCCAGCGCAAGCAAGATCAAGAAGACCTACTACGCCGGCAAGCTGAAAGAAGGTCTGGAGGCTGCTGCGGACCAGGGATGCTCGATAGTCTATGGTGTCCGGGTCATGGGATCCGGATATGCTACTGCATCGCTAGATGTCGAGGACTCGCTGGATAATGTAGTCGGCACTTTCAGTGCGACCGGCCCCGGGGTGTCTGGAAACATCCCAACGATCACCATCGAACGAGGAGATCTGCACTTCACAACAGTAGAGTCCTTTGCAGGCAACGGCGGCACCTCCCCATATGCGCTGCTCTACAATGACATCTACGAGAGCACTGTCAACTATGTCGAGGTGGCAGGAGTCCGAAAGACTCTCGTCTACACCGGAGATCCTGACCCGGGAGAGGCCAAGATTGACAAGGACGCTGCAACGCTGTCATTCTCTGCCCTGGAGTGGCCAACATCCGCTCAGAAGGTCGAGGTGCGATATAAGGCCTGGAGCCGAAAAGTCACCATCACGGACGTCGACGCCGGGACTCAGCCGATGGTCTATAACAACATCAAGAGCCTGACCATGCTGGCCGCCAAGATGAAGAATGATGCTCTGGTCACTTTCGAGGCCGAGACAGGAGCCACCCATCTGCCCGCTGTCCTGGCAGCAACCAACATGGCCGGTGGCCTGGACGGAGACCCCATAGTAGAGGATGACTGGGAAGCTGCGTTCAATGCAGTGGTCGAGGACCTGCCTGCCAGCATCTATCCATCTGCGGTTTTCGCTACAGACTACGGTATTGCAGAAGGGCAGATTGAGATTGTGGCACTGATGGATGCTTTCCTGACCAAGATGGCAAACAAGCCAGTCGGAAAGATGTCTCCCTGTCAGGGGTTCATCACGCTGGATCAGACAGCTGAAGCCGAGGACCTGACAGACCTCGTGGCCGGGTACAACAACCTGTTCATGACTCTGATCAGCAACGGATTCGATGACACCGAGGCAGATATCGCGGGAGCCAGAGCAGGCCAAGAGGCATCTTTGGCTCTCGGCACGTCTCCTGCAGTGGACGACAACAGCCTGAAAGGAATCGAGGGGCTGCTCTTCCAGTGGGACGACTCCGAGAGAGAGATTCTGAACGCTGCCGGCCTGGAAGTGATGATCAAAGAGACTGGTGTACATCCCTATGTCGGAGTCACGACCAACCTCGAGGATAGCTTCTACCGGACCGTAAACGTTCGAACGATCTGCGCTGTAATCATCATAGTAGACCAGATCGTCAAGAAGTTCATGAACGAACGCCGGACAGCTACCAACCTGGCCAGGATGCAGGCTTCTATCGACGTGCTGCTGAACAAGTATCTAGCGGCAGGAGTCCTGGACACCTACACCCTAAGCGTCACACCAACCGAGAGCGACCACAACGCCGTTGACATCGCCCTGAAGATCCAGCCAGTAGGACACATCGAGCGCGTCCAGACCTGGATGGGCGTCGGGTACTATGACACCACAGCCATAGCGGAGGCCTAGACATGGCAGATAGTTACAACTCGATCGGGCACCACCCGAAATCAGGCTATATGACTTCGGAGGGGTGTGCCCTCCACAATCTTTCCGGCCTGGATTTGGTAATAGACATCGCAGGGGTATATTTCCCTCTGCGGTCGTTACAGTATGCCGCGAACCACAATATATCGGATGAGCATGGCACAGGCAGTCACGATCCTTATGCCCTGACTAACCAAGAGCATACTTACACAGGGTCGTTCAGCTATGCAAGCTTCTTAGTGAACGGAGATAACGTCCTCACCCAGAAGGATGTGTTGATGTTATCCCAGCTTCTGCAAGACCAGGCCGATGAGGGTGTGTCCAAGTATTTCGATATATACATCATCGAAGTGCAGGGAAAGCGGACACCGGGAAGCGGGCAGACATTCGAGGAACTGGTGGAGACAACACTACAGAACGAGAGCATGGTGGGGTACATCGAAGCATTAGTGGATGCGAAAGTTACGAAAGTGAATAGAGATATTCCTGAAAAGAACACCGTGATCTCATCGAGAGAGTTCAAGTTCTCATATAAAATTCCGAGATAAAATTAGCCAGATTGCCCAGTGAGACTTTCCTGGGCACCACAAATTTTATTCAATTTGGCGTTCTTCCCAAAATATTTCAACGCTGCTTCATTATATGCCATTGCAGCATCTTCTTGTGAGGTGTAAGTTCCGCAATGAATTTTCCGTCCACCGACAGTCACAAAAGCACTCCAATTATAGCTATCTGACCTATATGATACGCCCCGATAAACCGACGTCGCATTCTTGCGCTTCTTGGGCGTCCTTCTGCTATAATCGTTCAATTCAATGCTAGGCACGTGGTATGTATTTTCAATGGGCGTTGAATTCGTCCGGGCAAATTCACCGAAATATTCAGCGGCGGCAGCATCATAAGCAGCTTGGGCCTCCTCTAGAGTAGAATAATATCCTAGGTGTATCTGCTTATCTACATGGATCTGTGCCCTCCAACAACGGCCTTCAAACCAAGTAACACCCTTCGATGAGCACCCTTCTTGAGGGCGCCTGTTTCTCGCATTCTCCCTGTCGTTAGCAGGCCTGAGGTTTGTCCATCGATTATCCAAACCATCTCCGTTGATATGGTCCACATGCAGACCACACAAATCAATGCCACGATATTCAAATATTTCGCGGTGTATCAGCTTTGGTCTCTGAACAAGTGGGTTTCTACTGACGTAGTAATTCCTCCTTGCATAGAACGTATTCTTTGTTCTGACTGCATGCCAATTCCACTGGCCCAAGTACTCATAATCGTCATCGTCTACCAAGGCAACTTTGCCCTGGGTCAGCTCAATCTCTTTCATAGTCTCCCTTCCCCGTGATTATACACCAATTCGGGCTTACCATCTTCCCCGATCCGGCCTTCGCAAATCGCATATCCTACTACACGGGCTTCATATCGCTTCATCAATTGGTCAAGTGATGCCCGAACAAATCCTGATATGTTAATCTCTTCATGTTCATCAAGAAACGCTCTTTGATCTTGTCTGATAACGATTCGCACGGGTACTAGCTTTTCTGACATGATTAGTAATTCGTAGTTATTTGTATATATAGGTGACGGTAAAATGAATACATATCTCACTAGAAAGAAGACCCTTATGGGTTTGAAATATGAAATAGAAGTACCTCTAGAACAATATGGAGGGGACGTCTTGCGCATTCACGCTGTGCCGGATCTCGAGCTAGCCAAGATCGAGGACAGAAGCGGGTACAAGCTGGAGGATGCCCTGGCAACACTGTCGTCTCATGGGCTGTCCGAGGCCGAGATTGCAGCACTGAACGCAGAACCGTTGCCGCCTGAACTCGCCAGGAAAGCATCTGCGATACTATCAGATGGGGATCTAACTGTAATCCAGTCGGGTGATATCTCCGCTGAGCTGGATGCAAAGCTCGCCAAGTCGTTTTTGCCGGACGAGATTGCCGCCCTCAAGGTAAAACGAGCCACAAAAGAGCTCACCATGAAAGCTTCACAGGCACTCTCGCCAAAGCTCACTCTCTTCTTAGGAGAACTATGCAAAGCCGGCATAGTCCCTAACCCGGATTGCGCGTGTAAGGGCAAGGGTTGCGACGAGTGCGATGTGGCTGCGATGGTCGATGAGCTGAGAAGTTACTCAGTGCTAGCCATTGGCATGGCCGTGATTGGTGCGTCTACTGCCTCGTGGAAGGATATCGAAAGTTTTTTCTTAGCTCAGAAGGCGCAATCTGGAGCCGTATTGCCTGCATAGGACAGGGTTTCGGGGCCATGCAGGACCTGACATCTGCCCAGATCATGTTTCTTGCATTCGCCGGGATGGAGGATGCACAGATCACAGCCGGAAACGGCCTTGTGAAGAGAGAAGTTGCGGAGGTGCAAGCAACGTCAACTGCTGATTATTTCCGAGCAAGAAAAGCAACTCGGCCCGGCACGCAGGAGTTTGCCGAGCTGCAGGAGAAGCGCAAGCGGCAGGGCGGCCTCAGAAAGCTCCTGGATAGCAAAGTCAAGGCGCTGATCCAGGAAGATATGCGATACAGGTAGGGGGACCCACATCACTTTCACCCCGCGCTGCTCGATTTGATATAATAGCAGAGGCTACTTCTGGATGGGCGTTTGTATGCCGTATAAAGATCCAGAAGCAGCTAGGGCATATCGCGAAGCTCATAAAGAAGAAGCACGGACATATAGCCAGGCATATAGGGCCACACATAAAGAAGAATTATCTTTAAGTAAAAAGATATATTATGAAGAACATAAGAATGAAATTCGACTGAAACATAGAACTTATTATGAATCGCATAAAGAGGAAATAGCAGTCAAAAATAAAGCGTATGCGGAAGCCCACTCAGACGAGATCACGGAGTACAAAAAAAGGTGGTCCGATGCGCACAAAGAAGAATTACGCGCAAGGCGCAAAGAAAATTATTCATGTAATAAAGAAGTTATACTGGGTCGTCAAAAAGTGTATCGTGTCAAACATATTGACATGTATCGGGATTATGGTAAAGCGTATTACTCCTCCCACAGAGAAGAATGTAGTGCGCGCAGCCACTGTTATTATAAACTTCACCAGGACGAGATAAAACGGCATGTGGCTGCATATCGAGACTCCCAAAAGACAGTCGAGATTGTTTGCATTCAATGTGGAAAGCACACACATGTCTTGCCCAGGCAATCAGGCAAATTCTGTTCAAACAAATGTGCTCGAATGCATATGGCGGGACCTAACCACCCAGGTTGGAAAAATGGAGTCTCGTATGAGCCTTACTGCCCCAGGTTTAATAATACTCTTAAAGAAAAAATCAGAGATGCGTTTGATCGGAAGTGCTTCTTAAGTGGCATTCCAGAAAATGGCACGAAGTTGTGTATACATCACTGCGATTATTTAAAATCACAGGGATGTCAAGGACAACGATGGAGTTTGTTGCCATTAAATACCAGATGGCATGTCAAAACCAATTTCAATCGATGGTACTGGTTTGGTCTTCTGCGCGACTATTGGGCTTATAAATATCTAACATTCCACGGCATGGACATTTTTCCTGGCCCGGATAGGACCGCATGGTTGTGGGAGATATATAATAACGCAAGCGATGATTATGAGGGTATCCGATGACAGAGAGAACAGTTACTATTAAATTGGATTTGCAAGATCCCGGCATAGCGGATCAGCTCATGAAAATTCGCAAGCAGAGGGACGCACTAAACAACTCAAAAATAAAAATCGGCATAGACTCGGCAGGACTTGATCAAGTCAGGCGAGCCTCTGCCCAAGCGTCCGCCGCATCTGCCACCGCTATTAAGGATTTTGGCCTTCTCGGATCTGCAATTACCTCAAAAGCCATCCAGCCCCTACAACAATACCAAAATCTTTTAGGCAGCGTCGCACACGCGGGCAAAGCCGTAGGTCCGGGCATAGTGTCCGCATTGGCGCGCGTTTCTTCGGAATTTGAGAGACAACGCACGCTGGCACAGTTTTGGGGCACTAGCGGCTATTTGCACCAGGGCCTGGGGGCGTTCAAGTCTGCGATAGGCAACTTTGTGGCCACAGGGGGAGCAGGATTTGGGGGCTGGATACAAAATAGTATATCCTCTATTGCAAGCTACAGGACGGCACTTGTCGGCGCTTCTGCCGTCCTCGTGGGCTTTGCTGCAGCTGCCGCCTTGAGTTCCAAACACGCGCAGAATTACATTAGCTCGACCCTGGACTCTCGCCTGATGGCCCGGAAGCTGCCCGACAAGGAGGGTGCCGCCAAGTGGATCGAGTCTGCACAAAGCACAGATTGGTCAAAAGGTGCCGAGAGCAGGATGGGTGTCTTCCAGACGGTGCTCTCCAAAAACAAGGGCATGGGACAGCAGGCAGCACAAAAGGCAACCGAAGATATTGAGCGATACTTCTTCGCAAATCAGGAGATGTTCCAGAAAAAAGGGATAGCTTCTGCGGAAGAGTTTGCATCTCGCGTATCTGCGCCTACGCTATCCGGCGAAGATGCTTCTATATTTGAGGATATCTATGGACTGGGCTTTAGTAATCTGTCCTCGACGGCCAGGCTGTCCAGGGTGGGCACAGAGGCCCAAGGCATCGACATTGATAAAGAGGTTGCCAAGCGGCCCGATGTGGTTTTATCCGACAACCTCGCCAAAGGCACGCGCGCTGTCGGTGACGCGGCATTGCCCGCCTTAAACGCAGTGCTCGGAACGTTTTTAAAGGTTGTTGATGTTGTCAAAAAGATCCCAGGTCTCGGCAAAGCAATGGGCTGGGGGGCCGTGCTACTCGGTGCTGCATCAGCCGGGCTCGTGATGGTCTCGATGGTCGGCTCGCTCATTCCCGGACTGATAACTGTCGCTGGCGTCCTGAGCAAGCTGGGGATCGTCACAAGACTGGCGGCTGCCGGTCAGTGGGCCCTCAATGCGGCCATGTCCGCCAATCCCTTGGGGATTGCCATAATAGCCATAGCGGGCCTCGTTGCTGCTCTCTATATCCTGGAAAAGAAGTTCGGCCTGGTCACAAAAGCCTGGCAGGCGTTCTCAGGATCGAGTATAGGGAAAGGCATCATAGGCTATATCGAGCAGGGCAAGAAAGCCCTTGAGGGTATGCTCGGCAGTCTCGGTAAGGCATATGCAAGCGGAGGGCTCAAAGGAGAGCTCAAGGTAGGCCTGGAGGCTCTGGTTGCCAATTCACCTATGCTGAAGATGATCGGCTTTGTGGTGGAGTTCCTCCGAAAGATATGGGCCAACAGCGCCACGCTGAACAAGCTATTTTCGGCAGGCACGGTCATCTGGCAGCGAATAGCAGACCTCTTCACATGGCTGCTGGCGTCCATCGAGAGCGGCGTGCAATGGATCAAGGACGGACTGGGAATCACGAAAGCCGAGAAAGAAGCCCAGGTAAAGGAGATCGCCGAGAAAGAGGGACTATATCAAACCGATAGCGGGAAATGGGGTAAGATCCAGAAGGGCGAGACGCAAGAACGGCCATCGGATCTGAGCCAACTATTCCAACCCGCTACACCATCAGCACGATTACAGAAAGCCATCGATGACGCTAATAACGCCCCTAATAGCGTCTTCTCCGAGATTGGAGAGGTCATATCCGGAGCCATGGCAAATGTCAAGCAACTGTTCGATCCTGTGTTGAATCCTCTATCAGAAGCAGTCGGGAAGCTGGTCGCGTGGCTAGAAAGCATGTTTGGAAAAGGAGATGAGATCCCGGTTGACGTGATTGATCCAACTACGGGGATGGGTAAGCAGGGCGACACAACAACGTCACCGGGGGTCCCCGCAGGAACTGATGGGCTCACCACTCCCCGGCAATTCCAGGCCCCAGAAGCACCCGCGGGATTTGAAGCGCCTGCAACACCCGCGGGATTCCCACAGATGGCTCGTGGGGGATCTATCATAGGATCCGGGTCGATCATCGGGCACGGCGGGGAGCAGGTTACTCCGGCTGCTGAGGTTGCCATCGGCGAGAAAACCACTCTGGCAAAGATCAATGAAATGTTCGCCGGGGCATCCGGGGCGGGGGGGCAGTCTGTGAGCATCAGTGCACCCGTTACCGTTCATGTGACTGTGGATAAGGTGGCGAGTGACATCGACATAGACCGCCTGGCTGCAAGGATCGGAAGCGAGGGGGCCGATAAGCTGCTGTTCGCGCTCAGAAACAAAATGGATAATGGGAGCACACGCGGGATTGGATATTTGAGGGGATGATAGCCCCCTCAAAATGTGATGTGGAGTGTCTGGAGTACCAGCGCAATGTCTTTGTCATAGTCGAGGCTATTATCTGTTTTTAAAACAACAAACGTCTTATCGTTGGGGTGATATGCGACGATATAGTAGCTGGGGGCAATCACGTCAAAACTATCGCTTGGATAGACCACATTTATATTATGATAAACGCTCCACGTCGTAATTAGCGTTCCTTGTTTTCCGTCGATCGTTATCGGGTCAGGGCCAGCATACTCACGAGTCATAGTCGGAGTGTCGATCAAGCTTCCGACTTCCCACATACCATTGGGGTCTGGATCAGTTGGTGGATATGAAGACGGCCCTACATAGTGATAAATAGTAAAACGGAAAGCTGGATAGTATGATCCATTTTCTTGCACTTCCAATCGACCTTCGTCGTAGGTACATGTTCGATAATCTTTTCCGCTTCCAGCGGTTTTATTATGTCCCAGTGCATCATATTCTCCCCAAAACGTGGCATTTGCCAGCCTGGTCGAAAAGCTGATAATGTATGGTCCGAGAGGAACGGTCACCTGGGTGGCATCATACTTACCGGGGACTGCGCTAAATCCGGGCGTTGTATCATTGATTAGACTGTATGTAGTAGCAGGACGTACAACAACATCAGAAACTAGGTTGGCTGCAGTCTTCTCATCGGCGTCATCCGTTTCGTCCTGAGCAATCGCATTACCGATCCTATGGAAGTACTTGAGAAAGGTTTTGTTGTTTTTCGCCGACTCAAGCGCGGGGTCCGGTTCGAAGGCTTCACTATTATTTTCGGTGGTATTGTCTGGGGCCTCGGTGGATTTGATATACATATCTATAGAATTGATGTACGCAAGCCCATCGGCAATAATAGCTGTCTCATTTGCATCTTCAGCAAAACCCAAAGAACAAGACATTATTATTAAGGCTAGCAACAGAATTTGCGTTCTCATGTTCATATCAATCACCACCCCCTGCATATAAGATCTTTTCCAGGAGTTCTATCATGTCCATTTCCGAAATAGCCGCTGCACTCATCGGAGGGCAGCTATCTACAGCCACCGTATCGTTATTTGACTCGGCATTCCATGTGAAGTTGCATGGAATCGAGTTAGGCACACGCGAGCAAGGCGATCCCGACACTGGCCAGCCAAACCCACTTGAGATCCGATATAGCCAGGAGTTTGAGATTGTCGTCCACAAAACAGTAGGTCAGAAGCCGCTCACACAATGCACCATCCCGGACGGTCTCTGGAATATCGTCGTAAAATATAACTCACTCAAAGGAACGGATAGCGACATATCCGAAAAACTGAAGAGCATCCGAGACCTCACAGCCGGGCCAAAGAAGTTCTATTCGGCCCTTTTTCCAGGAGGTCTCTGCACATATATCCAGAAGAAAGAGATCGTGCAGTCCAAAGGATCGGATGATTGGTATCATTCAGTCGAGATAAATCTCATCGAAGCTAATGGGGGTGATTAGGTGCATATCACGCCCGTTTTAATCCTCGATGGACAGGACGTGAGCCGCTACTTCATCTCATGTCACATGGAGCAGACCGGTAATAGCAGCAAAGATCCGGGTAAGTATGATCTGGTTATTGCCAATCCAGGCGGAAAATTTACCGGCGCGTTTGCCCCCAAATCAGTCGAGGTCGTGACGGAAGAAGAGCTGGGAAACTTCACAACCGCGCCGAAAAAGAAAGTATCTCTGCAGATTATCGTCAGCAAACAAGGCTGCGAAGGCAGTAGCTCAAAAACTATAACAATCTTTTCGGGAGAGATCCAGAAGGCGGAAGCAGATGAGTTATACCTGAAGATTGAGGGCTCATGCTCCGAGGGAGGCATGACCGCGAGGATTAATCCCAAGATTTGGCCGACAGGGACTCCTATCACGACTATCGTAAATGACCTATTGGACGATTTCGGCTATATGGGTGTCAGGCATATCATGCCCGCCAAAAACACAACGGACGACGTTAACCCGACGCTCGATAAGGGCATTGATTTTGACACCGCCCTTTACACAGTCTCCTGCTGGGCCGAGTCCATCTACTTCTTCGACGAAGCAGACGGATTCTGGTTCGTGCCCGCTACGAATCTGCGGGGCTTCTCAAACCTGACCGGAAACATCCTGAGGGGCTCCAATGCGACTAACATGGTGGGCTACTGCAATCATGTTGATGTCTATGGTGGCACGCCAGAGGATCTGTGGGAGGGCAAGACCCATAACCTGATTCATGCTTGGGCCGAGCCTAATAATGATTGGGAGATTCAATCATATGGCCTCATGAAAGCTCCTCCAGTCGTGCTACCAAATGCAGACCAAGCCAAATGCCAAGAAGTCGCAGACAAGCTCTTGGAGTGGTATCGGCAGTATAAAGATGTTCCTACTGTTAAGGTTGTAGGTAAAGCTCCCGGCTTATTGTCCAAGGTGGCCTATCGGCCCTGGAATGGAGATATGCCACCAGTCAAATGTGATGGCGCAGAAGAGGCCGAGATGGGTGCCGTTATGGGCCTCGTGACTCGCCGGGTAGTGGATATCTCTGCAGAGGCAGGGTTTGTGGCATCGCTGGACGTGACGACCAACTTCCTTGGGGTCAACAAGCCCACGGGCGATGAGGAGATCATGAACTTCTATTCTAACTATAGGACGGCAATCGACCAAGACCCCTCGGTTGTGCAGAAATATCCGGGGGTGGTACTCGTATGATGACGGCTGCATTGCTGTCAGAAGAGCGATACATCGAGGCCATGCAGTCCGCTGAGGCTAAAGACAGCACTATCAATTACCGCAGGCTGAAGGCTGATCGGTCCATTGCACTGCTTTATAACCCTGCGACCAGGGATGGGAAGTTCTCAACAAAATTGAACGCGAGATCGGCACTTGTGGACGGCTATTACGAGGCGTTTCCACACATCGATTATGCGGAGACGCTCACCCAGAATAATGCCAACCTGGCAAAGTACGGCTGGCCCGATTATGAGGGTATCTGATGGTTAGCAATACCCGCGATCGCAACATAGACAGCTCTCGCCGCGAGGACTCCCGAAAGGGCCAGGTGGATCGATGTGAAGTTATAAACGTCCGGCCTCATGTCCGGCCCTATCCGGAAGACAAAGATTTCAACACTGTTGATGTCCAACTTATCGACCGCCCCAGGGTCAACGAAGCTGCCCTAACGATCGAGTACGTCAAGCTCAATAGTCTCCAGCGAGAACATGGCAAGTTCCAGGGGATACCCTGGAACGCCCGCATAGGAGACATGATCTATGTCTACTGGCTGGCCGAGAGGGAGGCTCTGGTCCTTGGAACCTGCACGTCAGTCGAGCAGGAGCCCGTCTGTCGATCTCAGGCGGATGATCAGCAGCAGGAGTACGTCTTCAAACTCTGCCCCTGGGAAGAGCCGCAGAAGAACGCAGACGGCAATTACATCATATTTCCCAACCCGAAACATCCGCTCTGTTTCAAGTGGTGGCCCAAGACGCTGGATTCGCAGCTAATATTCGATTGCCTGGAGGGTCACAACAAAGCGACATGCTGCTCCGCTGCGCCGTGCAACAGTCTAGATGATCATCAATCGAGCACTTGCTTCAAGAATTTTTCGTACAAAAGTCCGACGACGGTCGACAAGGCTTACCGGTTTAAGTTCCTCCATCACTGCGGAAGCTACTGGTTTTTCGACGACGACGGGGTCTGGCGGTTTTGCGGTAAGAACCAGAACGGCGAGCTCGGCTTCATCCATCACTACGCGGATGGCAAGATCGAGATTAACAGCCCGGTCGAGGTGCTGATCAAGGCCCCCAAGATCACCTTGGACGGCCCGGTGGAAATCACCGAGAGCCTGAAGGTTCCCGTCTGCGTCCATCAATCATGCAGTTGCTCCGACTCCGCAACAACCCACGTAGACCTCGACACAGGCCGGGTGATGAAGCAGGAAGGCAATAATCAGGTGCCTGTGGGCAGTCAGACAGCCGCAAAGATCGCATGCTGCAACGGTGGTAAGATGGCCTGCTGCACGGCTGGCAATGATCTCTATGAGCTGATCGATGGAGGATGGGAGTTCTGCCGAGCCGGGTGTTCAGATGTATGCTACTCGCCGGACGAGCTGCTCTACATCATCGACAGCGCCACAACCAAACTAATGAGGCGCGAAGTCAATGGGACTTGGACGGATCTATCGGGATTGTGTCTGAGTCTGGCGGCTGCCAGTGCCACCGTAGCCTACGCTATAGGAACTGACGAGTACCTCTGGAAGCGTGATGCTGGATCGTGGACCAATCCAGAACACAGCACTGCAATAATTGACATATCGATAGCTAACGATGGCACAGTCTATGCTATCCGAAAAGCAGATAAGGCCTTGATAAAGCTGGTCGGGTCGAGCTATGTTTTGGTAAGTGATACTCTGGCGCTGAAGGAGATTTCGGCCAGGGATGCCTATCATATTTTGGGTATCGGAGATGCGGACGATATTGTATATCTCTGGAACGATGTCCGCTGGACTTCTCAAGGCGTGACGGCGGCGAGCATCGGAATATCTTCGGCTGGATAAGAGGGGATTTGATGGCTTTTGGCGACGTGAAAATGAGCGGCGTGTTTGAAAATGGAGAATGCCGCTGCCACGGTAGGTGGGGCCCAGTTAGGACATCTTCAGGAGATGTGGCCCGCGTTACTAAGGAACAAGAGTGTATCATGCAGCGCATACAAGTATGGCTTTCAGTAAAAAAGGGTGAGCGTCCTCTTTTTCCGAACTTCGGCTGCTGCATACGATCATACATGAACAAGCCGCTCACAATGAGCGTTCTGAAAGCACTGAAAGGCGAGATCCAGGCCGAGCTGGAGGAGCTGTTCCCTGAATATACAGTCTCGAACCTCCGCGTAACTGTGCCTGCTAGAAATGAAATCGATATCAAGGCCAACATCGGAGCATATCCGGTCGAGTTCCTGGGCACCGCAGCGACACTGAACGAGCTGAACAGCAGGCTCAATGAGGCCCTGAAAGATCTGGGAATGGCATCCTACTGAGGTTTTTATGGTCACAACTTTCACAGAGTTCTTAGACATGACTGCAGAGGAGCTGTATGAAGATTGGCTCACGTACATTACCACAAGAGATCCGCTTCTGCAGGACACTTCTCCGGCCACGTTCAACAGCATTTTAGCAGAGGCAGTGGCATCCGAGTTCTGGATTTTTATACAATTGCTAAAACAGAAAGTCCAGGACTCCAGCGTCCTCACTGCAGAGGGGGATGCCCTCTCGGCTATTGTGCTCTCGATGCTGCCGTCTGGTCGCCAGGCAGGCACCAGAGCAACCGGCGTGCTGGTATTCAGCAGGCCAACCGCAGCACCAAGCGACATCACCATTCCAGCCGGGACTATATGCGCCGCAGTGAACGATGACGGCACTCTGGAGCAGTTCCAGACTACAGAAGAGGTAACACTCGGCGCAGGCGACACCCAGGCGTACGCCGACGCAACTGCAATTGTTGCAGGGACGGCGGGCAATGTAAGCACTGGGCTGGTCACTATCATCAGGACGCCTATTGTGGGGATCGCTACCTGCACCAATGACGCCGCGTTCGCCGGTGGCACTGACCAGGAGAGTGACACGGATCTCCGGGAGAGGGCACTCTACACAATCTGGGTCAATGGCCGGGCAACAGTCCCCTTGATGGAAGAGCACATCGATGGCGTCGAGGGCGTCCGGGAGGCTCACGTCGAGACCTTGGGGCAAGGAGACGTGCTGCTCGTGATAGATGCCTCTGAAGGCATCGACACCGACATAGACGACATGATCCTCGATAACCTCGCTGCCGGCTGCACAGCTCCGGGAGTCCTGGGCGCAAGCCTGCGAGACGACGGCGACAGCTTCGAGATTGGCGACAGCTCCGGCGCGCCCGTGTGGGTCCGAAACCTGCAGTTTACTGCTGTAGAGGTTACGGTCCCGTTTACCTACGAGGAGCCGGGAGGGACCAGTAAGTCAGGGACGGCCACAATTCCGGCTGGATCCCCGGTAGGCTATACGGTCGAAGCAGTGATGGATGACGAGTATCCTAACGCTACCAAAATCCTATCATCGACGTATG